GGAATAAACTTCTGCCAATGTTGTGTATAGAAGTCCTTAAACGTATCAAACTCCGAGTGGTCTAACTTTTTCTGACCTAGTTCTACTTGGGCAATATAATCCAACCGATAAGACTCTTGTGCCTTATAAGTAAACTTCTTATAGAGATTAATATAATCTAACTGCGTTACACCACCCACATCGAATGTAATATGAGTACGTCCCATTTTTACAATCTCACCTTCACTTACGAGGCCCCAAGGCGAGAATCTCTTCATCAACTTCTCACCAAGAACTCGCTCAAGACGTTTACAGATATAAGGGATATCAAAAAATTCTATGTTCCATCCCGTAATCACATCTGGAACATCTTGCATCCAATAGTTTATGAAGGAGGAAAGTAATTCATGCTCCGTAGGACAATGATGATAGGTTACATCATTCCTAGTATTCTTAAAGGGTTTACTTCCCCAAGTAACGATCTGCTTAGTTGTATAGTCTTGTATTGTGATTGCCAGAATCTCTTCGACACACGATTCCACATCAGGGAAGCCTTGCTCAGACGTAGTTTCAATATCCAAAGTAACAAGTTTAATCTTGCTGATGTCAAACTTGATTTCATCCTCTGGGTATTTCTCTGAAATATACTGATAGATATATCTGTCATTGCCATAGATCTCAAAGTTCTCAATTCCATCATACTTCTTATAGAACTCACGGCAATCCCGTACTGAACCTGGATGGATTTCTTCAACTGCTTCTCCATTTAATGTTTTATATTTAGTCTTCTTCTTCGACTTGACGAATAGAGTAGGGAAAAACTCATCACGATGTTCATACCTTCTACCATTTTCAACTCCTCGGACCAAGAATTGGTTTCCGATTAGTTGAACGTTGGTGTAGAATTTCATGCTGTAAGGTCTTGATATTTTTCAAGTAAGGTGGGGGTTGGATCTACAAGAGTAAGAATCTTGTCAGAACTCATCAAGAAGATATCATCTTTGGTCACATTAAGCAACCAAGGTTCTAAAACGAGTTCATCCTTAATAATAAAAGGATTAATGAGTTTGCAGTCTGGTTCACCAGGAACCACAGCTGCTACTTCTTCAATCTCACTAATCAGAAGTTGTTGACTTACTAGAGTCACTATCTTCACTGTCTTTGCCATTTCCTACTACATCCTCCAAGTACATTGTTTTTAATTGGTCTTTAGGTTCCACTATCGTTACCACCCAATCAGATGGAACAGGAACATTTGAATCTGCTGATAAAGGCATCCAAGGAAACATAGAAATCTTAAAAGCAGATTTCTTTTCAGTAGAATCTTGACCCTCTTTAAGTTTTACGATACAAGCTTTATCAAAAAAGTATCCAATAATTTTTGCATCTTTATCTTCTCCTACACGCATCTCTGTAACATCAGCAATGATGTCTTCACCTGATTTTAATAGTACAAGTTTTACGGTCATAATCTACATTTACCTCATTATATTATAAGAAAAAAAAGAGAGTCTGTCAAGACTCTCTCTTCCTCTCAATTTCCGCATCTACAATGTCTTGCAGTTTTTCAAATTCTCTCACACGGTCAACATCTATAAGCAATTGAGAGAGTTGAGTAACTACTATGGGTTTTTCATTCGTAGCAGAACATCTAATTGCTGCTCTGAGACTACTCTCTGCTTCGAGTAGATGGTCTAGTGTTTGTTGCGATAAAGCCATAATTAAAGATACTCTTTTCGAGCGTGATGTTCTGGTACTATCTTATTTAGTTCCACTGTTAATAATCCATCTTCAAACTTGACGGATCCAACCTTTGTATCATCGGTGACCGTCCAGACTCGTTCAAAGGAACGTTGGGCCAATCCTTTATGGACAAACGTTCCATCAACTTTCGATTCTTCTTTACTGCCTTGCACATGTAACTTTCCAAACTCCGTATAGACTTTGAGTTCATCTTTCTTGAAGCCTGCCAAGGCGATTTCGAGTTTCGACTCATGATTGTTTAATTGTATTAAATTATATGGTGGATAATTTGATTGTGGGACATCTGAATTAAAGAAAGTATTCAGATAATCATCCATCCCTATGCTATTCTTTGTAATCTTATCGAAAAGATCTGGAAGATTAGCAGCATGGTATCTTGCTAGTGTAGTCATGGTTCTCCTTATTAAGCGAGTGTGAATTTTGTACCCGAAGCGTACACTACTACTTATACAAGTAACCATTAAAAAGAGGGGAGTGAATCCCCTCCCATTCTATTCGGTTTTCTTTAATCTAATACTAATCTACATTCACTGATACAACTTTTGTCATCTATTGCACAGTCAGTGATACACTCAAAGTATTCCGCTACTTGATCTGTATCCTCGGTCTCTTCATAAGAAGGCCATGCTTTGAGATTATTATACGAGATTAAATTGTGCATTTTACCTCCAGTGTACTTCTAATGTTTTCATATTAACACAAAAGTATTTATATGTCAAGCATTTTTTTTAAAGACTTTAGTAAAGTTACGTGTCTTCTGCTGGTTTAGTTTTCTTTCCAATATTATACTTTTGTTCTAATATCCATTCCCCTTTATCCTTATAAGCTAAAACTTTAATTTGATTAAGTGGTGCAATGTCTGCAACATCTTCTAATTTTACAACAGATATGAGACCCCAATCTGCAAGAAGACGAGTAATACGATTCCGACGTTGAACATCATTAACAGTAAGGTTAGCATGTTTACCATCAAGGGCAAACAATTCCTTAAAATGAACGATGTAATACTTACCTTGCTTATGTAAGATATGACAACTTTGATATAATTTCTTTTCCTTTCTTGATGCTACACCAATTCTTGTAAGGGTTTCTCTTACCTTTAAAAAATCATCAGGTTCATTGAGAAGCACTTCTACCATCTGGTCTTGCGACCATTGTACAGTTGGCTCAGTGGTAGTCGTCATTTCGATCCTCCAGTTTCAAGTCGTTGTTTAATAAAATTAATTTGTTCAGGGGTTAATATCTTCAAAGCATTAGATGCCTTTTCGTTACTATAACCATAGTATTGTTTAATGATTTCAAGGTCTGTGACTTTTTCCTTTCGGAGCCAGGGACTAAATCTCTTCTTTTTCCTAAGTGTATTTAGATAAAAAGAATATTGCATGTCCTTGTCTAGGTTAGGATACCTATTCATCTCATTGGCAAAGAGCACACAATCCAGATGTCCTGATAAACAACGATTGATAATATAAGGAGGATAATTTTTTATCTCAGAAGGATCTTCTTCAATAAGATTTTCCTTATTGAAGTTAATAGAATTGAGCCAATCTTTCAATTCGGTCATCTTCCTTCTCTTGATCTATTACGAATAGTGATATGATTACCTTCAATTTTAAACTCTAGGTAATCAGTATGATCCCACTCAAGTTCTTCATACAGACCATTTAATTTGTCCATATCATCCCACAAGTCGGTAGGAGTAGGTTCTCCCCAAAATGGATTTTCGTCTGGATTCATCGTATTATTTGAATGTTGTCATCTTCTGTCCAGAGTTCGACCTTATCTCTGAAACGACCTTCTTGTTTAAGTTTCTCATAACGTTTGGTTGCCTTTCGTTTCCACCAAGATATAATGTTATCTAGGTAGAATTTATCCCAGTTCTGTCCACGTATTAACTTATCTTCATCCCCACGTATTACTTCCCTAACATTTTGATAACCATAATCAGATATATAAAATCGTTTCTTTTGAGTCAAACCAAATGCCATCTTAATCACATCATTAAATTCATTTAGTTTCTCTTCATCCTGTAGTGATTTTTTAATACTTGCAATCATCTTTGTCTGCCTCTTCATCTTTTTAGATGATGCCCTATTGTCAGTCAAAGGAGTGTTATTATTTAATATTGTAAATCGGTCATGAAGTTCATGAAATACTTGATCATGAAGCAATGGAAGAAACTTACTCTCGGTTAAACCTTTATATCTCATAAAAGGTTTGAGTCCATCATACTGTGAGGCTGATGTAGTAGATCCATATAATGAAGTAGTCTCAAACAATGCAATATCCTTTTCAAAGACTTCATTAAGAGTCTCTCTTGCAAAATGAGACACACACATCAATGCAAGTAATTTGCCACCCAAATAATTATATCCAAAAGGTTGAGATGGAACTATTACAAATCCCATAGCAGCATGACGATTGAATAAAGAAAGGTTTGCTGGTTGACCTAACCATAAATTTCTAGGTTTTGAATTAATAGTTGGTGAACCAAACCGTATGAAACCTACCACTTGTTGGGTTCGTTTTTCAAATATCATCCAACGCAATTCTCTACCAGGAATATTACTCTCATTATTATGAGATGATACTGATGCTAATAAATTTTTATAATGCTCTTGGGGTAAAGAATTATTAAATCTTTGTCCTATAAACTTGATATCAAACTCCATCTCCTCTGGAGGAATATCTTCATTAAAGAAGTAATCCTGCAGAGGAGTTAATTGATTAGATTGACAAACTAATTCTTTTTTTACATATCTAAGATAGTCTTCAATCGAAACAAAATTTTTAAAGTAATCAATAAATTTATCGGCAGCCCATGTAGCATCTGCCTCACTGATGATCATAATTTAAATGTAATTGTATAGCAGGTGCAGGTGGTGTATAATCTGCATCATGTAAAGCACAATACTCACTAAAGGTGATCTTCATCTCCTTATGTGTTAGTCTACAATGTTTTGCTGCTTGTGGCAAGTTCCATTTAGCAGAAAACAACATCTCCATTGCTTCTCTTGTTTCAATCCTCATGCTTATGACTCAACTTTCCAGACATCTCATATGCCTCCTTATTGCCTCCATGGCCATGTGCAATACCCAACTCATGCATCTTCGCATGTTCATCAATAGGATCTCTTAATGCCTTCTTACCTGCTCCTACTGTAAGATATAATCCCCATCCAACTAAACCAAAAAGAAGTAAACCAAAAAATAAAATAAATCCTTGTTCTGGTGTTAGATTAAGATGCTGGATCATAGGTTGTTTCTCCCATGTACCAGGTAAATTATACACTGATGGTTTTGATAGAAAGATCATTTGTTTAGTTTAGTGGTTTGCGATAATGGTCACCTAAGGCTCCACTCATAAGAGTTTCGCTAATTTCGCCATGTGGTGTGGTAATTGTAGGTTCTACATGGTCATTCTTGTCACCGAATTTCTTTTTAGGTAACTGAGATTCCCATACAGAAA